TCCAATGGAGCTCAAGACCGTTAAGGAACTCTGTGATTTTTTCGCTGGTCAGCTCAGTTTCGTAGCGATACAGGGCAATACTTCTTGTTTTCGCTTCTCCCAGGATTGCCGTTTCAGTTACCGATTTATTAGTTTGTCGGCGAATGCTTTCTGTGCCCACCAGGGTATCTGTAACTCTTCGGGCAGCAGACTTTGATACTATTTCCGTTGTTGCAAGCGTTTCTTGTATACTCCTTGTGAAAGAACCAACTTTCGACTCGCTATATGTCAGTGTTTCAATCGGATTTTTCACGGTTTGCTTGCGTGCCCCTATGCTATTCAGCGCGTCCCAGGTAAGCGTATAGGCATCCCAGGTCGATGTCATTGTGTCCCAAGTGATTATGTCATTGGCACTAATTGTATCTGATACATTTTTAGTGTACAATGCCATAAGAAACTCCTGGTTTTAGGTGACTATGAAGTCGTAGGTGACGCCAAAAGTATCGCCGTTTATTACGTTCACGACTGAAAACACCTGTCGTCCTAGAAGCGTCCCAGAAGAAGCCGCGTTAAAAGCTCCAAGTTCTGTAATAGCCTGGGTTCCCGTTACCGTCCAGGTCTTTGCAAGCCTTGCGGTATCGTTAGTAACAGTTGTAGTTGTCCGAGAGACAGTTGCGGAAGCGCGGTCGAGTCCAGAACCAGTTATTTCGGCCTGAAGCGTGGTATTTCCGACTACTGCTGCGGTTGCTCCTGTACCAACAGCAAGGTAGGTAAAGGCTGCCTCACCACCAGACCCGTTGAGCCTAGAAGCCTGCCCTGCCTTTCCTGCAGAGGTTATAAGGTTGTATACCTCCCGCTTTTCAACCACTTCCCCGTTACGTGTTACGGTTATTTCGAAACGTCCCGTTAGCTTTGATGCTTCTTCCATAATTTTTAGTTAGCTTGGCGTAAATTAAATGACATAACCTTTCGACTTGATAGGTTGTCTTTGTAGTGTTCGAGGAACTTGTTCTCGAGCTCCTTTTTCTCCTTATCAAACCTATCCATTTGTTTCTGGTCGTGGATAGACGCGTTCATTATGAACTCGCCTTCTGCCAGGTCGTATGCCAGCAAGTCTTGAAGGTTTTGCTCTATTTGGACAGGAGAAGTCGAAGATGTAAAATCAGACTGACGCTTCTCGTATTCGATGTAAATACCAAGAGCAATATCACCTGCGGTGTTTTTTGGTGGGCGAATCTTGTAGGAGTCTCGGAAGAAGTCAACGCACGGTGCGCTTGTAGAGAATTGGCTTTCTAGCTGGGTCTTGTTGTATTCGCTGCCTAGGTTCAGGGCGTTGTCATATATCTGGCACTTTGTCCAGGTTATCCCGTCGTAGGATATTTCAAAGCGGGTTGGCCGCAGCAAGTCAGTTGGGAAAGAATACTCACCATTGAATCCGTTGTTTCCCTCCACAAGCCCGACCGTGGATTTTAGAGTCGCGGTGGCGTTCTGTATAGTGGCGTTTCGGTCGACACGGACACGGAGTATGTCCATTATCCTGTGTCCGTACGCCTCGTTGAGACGCTTATAAATCTCCACCGAGCTTCCGCCGAGGAACGTTGTTGAGTTGGTATTGGTTAGCTGGTACGCCTTGAGAAGTATGTCAGAGCCGAGCATAGTTATTTCTTATTCTTCTTTAAACGAGTCACCAAAGGCTTCACGCGTTTTGACTTTCGTGCCATTTCTGGGCGGCCGATGAACTTCACTGGGAGCACTTCTTTTGGCTTTGGCACAGAAACCCCCATTTCACCGTATTTTAGCTTATCGGTATCGGCCAAAACCTTTCCAACGAAGTCGGCCCAGACCCAGGAGAGTTCTTCAGAGCAGTTCTTTTTGATGTAGTCTCTTGATTCCTGGACAACAGCAAGCCGCTTTACAGATGAATCTACCAGGTCAGATATGGCCTTGTCCCAGGTCCCCTTCGAAGCAACAGACTTTGTAAACTTACGTGAAGAAACATTTGAGGCCCCGAGGAAAGCGACACCGTTTACGCCGCACTCAACAAAGGCCAGGTTGCTCATTACATCTTCTCCTGCATTTTGTGGAACCACAAGAATATCAAGTCCTTCTAGCTTGGTGCTTTTTTTGTAGGTAACAGGAAAATCCAAGAACTTTGTGGTGGTGCCGAGGACCAGAATCTCTACCCCATCGAGGTATTTCTCTTGTATCCAGGCCAGAGATTTAGCGACGGTTTGCACGCTTGAAGCGGTACAGAACTCTGCTGATATACCAATCTTTACACGCTTTGGCGGCTTTACAGACAGTTTTACGAACTCTTTTTCAGAAGCGATGGTAGGGGTTATAGCGATGTTCGAATTGAGGTGGGCAAGCTTTTCTCGGATTACCTTGCTGGCAACCGTAACACCGTCAGCACATTTGAGGCTTTCGATACCGTAAATCGCCTTCTCTGGATATTCAATTCCTGACCAGAAGTTGGAATCAACATCTACAATGACTTTGAACCCGCCGTGGTCGCGGAGGGTATATATCAAATCAAGTGCCTTCTTGCTGTAGACGTCCTTTATAAAAAGAACATCGCACTGGGCTTTTACTTTCTTTGCCAAAGAGCCAACGGTTGACCTGGCTCCTGGCTCCATACCGCCAAGAGACTTTACTGCTTTGGCTTTTACCGACTTGAGCGGAAGCCGTAAGCGACGGTCGAAACTCGAACTCGTTCCGTGAAGGAAAAGAACTTTAGGACTTTTTACTTTTACTAACTTCTCCTTCATAAGTTTATTGCTTTCAAACCTCGTTGGGCGTGTCGGTTTGAAGTGACCGCCCAACGGGAACAATACGAAACAGTCCTACTTTAAGTATACATTAAAACAGTAAAGCTCGCAAGTATACAAACCTAATTAAAGGATTTGCAGGTCGAGGATTCGGAGACCACCCTTGATGAACGTCTTAACACCGAAAACCGAGATAACCTTGACAATTTTTCCTGCCTTGAGCGGGTCGTTGTCAATGAGAACGGTTGGGCTAATCTGCATTGCCAGAGAAATCGCCTCTGCTGCACCGAAGTAACAGTGAGTACGAGATGAGGCAGTGCTAAGGTTTTCCGAGACATAAATCTCGAAGCCCATAAAGCGTCCTGAGTAACCGTTCTTGAAAGCAGAGTCCTGGATGCTAAATCCAGTAGAGGTGGCCAGCTGTTCGATAATCGAAGCAACGGCGTAGCTCACAACTGCAACAGCACGCTTACCGTTAAGAGCTTTTCCGAGCTTTGCACGGCCCAATGAGAACGTCTTTGCAACGTTAACAGTGGTAAGTGCGATAGCGTTACCGTTGGCACCTCCGATGTCTCCGTCGTCCATTGTATCGTAGGCTCCTGTAACAACAGCAGCGTAGAATACGGTCTCAATCTTCTGCTTGATGGCGTCGGTGGCCTCGCGGACACCTGCTTCCATGGTTGCATAGATGTTCTGACGCTGGTCAATCATGTCCAGGTAGAAACTAGACTCCCACTGCTGGTCTACAGTCAGGTACTCGTCAGTAGAGGCAAGAGCCTGTACAGTAACGTCGGTACCCTTCACGTAGGCAGTAGTCGTCAAAGCACCGAAGTATGGGAAGTGAACCTCCGTACCGTGTGCGAGAAACTTCTTGAGCTTGAGGTCAGCAACTTTCATTGCAGACAGCTCCTTATACAGGTTGTCTTGAATCATGTCGGTCCAGTTTTTTGGGTTCAGGGCCGACAGTGTGTTTGGGTAAGCCATAGAGTTTTTTTAGTCTCTAGACCGCCCGTATCAGATTTGGCGTGGCCTTAGTCGTCTTGTCCTTTAGAGGCTTGCAGACGAACCCAAGCTTTCTTTTGCTCGGGGCTCAAAGACTCGACATCCTCTTCCTTTACGCTGGCAATGTCCGTTCCTCTCGGAAGGGCACCGCTGGCAGGTCTGTCGATTTTCTTTCGTGCAGCTTGCTCTTCAGTTTTCTCTGCGGATTGTTTGGTCGCAAGGTCTCGCAGCCACTCTTCGTTACGCCATGCCTTGATTTTTGAACCGCCGTACATCGCTTTCGCAACGTGTTCTAGCTTGTCCATAACCAGATTTGCGTTTGGATTTACCTCCAAAAACAATGCCGTTACCTCGTCCAGTTCGCTTGGAACTGACCTTGGCTCCGATGCCGTTTTGGCTGCAGGCGCACTTGGGGTTTCACTTGACTTTGCTTTCTCTCGTCCGATGGTTGTAGCGAGTTTCTGCATACCCTTTCGGAGATTATCATACTCCTCACGGGTAACTTCACCTTCACTGCCACCGTCTTCGAGCGACGCCAAAAGAGCGTCCAATTCCGAGTTGCTTTCCGTGTCGCGTTCCTGTTGGAGGGTAGGGTCTTCCGACTCATTCTCGAACTGGCGTGGGTCTACTTCAGCCATATACTGTTAAGTTTACTTTGTGTCCACAATCCCGACGGGATTACAAATGAACACACTGGTAAACTCAACTAACCTTCCAACGGCTTGCTTTCTAAAGCCTGTTGCATAGATTGGAGTATTTCATTTTTAATCGCTTCTGCAGATAGTCTTCCAGCGTTTTGGCTTAATACCAAAGACTTGATTTCTTCTCCCGAAGAAGCTATCAACGCACCGAGCCCACCGTAAACCATGCTTCTGTTTTGTATTTCTTTGTCTACAATGCCCAAGACATAGCGGGTAAAGTTTTTGTCTTGTGCCAGCCGACGGAAGTAGGACTGCTTCCGTGCGTGCTCTGCGACCAATACTTTCGAGGCATTCTCCTCTACGTCGGCTTTGCTTTTATTATACACTACATTCTTCATGTCTTCAAATTATTTGTTACAGTTGTACGGGTGGTGGTGGTATCATTGCCTCGTTGGCGTGTCCTGCTTTTGCCAGCTCTGCTTGCTGTGCGGCTTCTCGCTGGGCTGCCTCTTCTCTTTTTTCGATGACGCTCTTGTCAAACTGGCGTGGGTTCAAATCTTGGAGCGTAAGTATCTCGTCCTCAATTTTCGCTTTGGACTTAGTCGACAACGGGTCGCTCTTGAGCGCCATCAGCGCGTCAAACCTCGACTTGGTGTCTATCGCCTCGGATGTCATGTTGAACTCTACCATTGTGTCCATGTTGTCTCGAACCATTTTCTTGATTTGCACGAAACGCATATCGCCCTGGGCGGCAAGCTCGGCCTTCAGGCTGTCGATAACGTTTTGGTACTCTTCTTCCGAGGGATACATACCCGTCTGGGTCTTCATTTCTAGGGCCCAGAGGTTCGCAGAGTTTTTGACAAAGTATTCGTCCATTTCTTGGAGCTCTATCGGGTTTCCGACAATGGCGGTGAGTTCTTTTTCGTCGATTTCGTCCCACACGTCCTCTGCAAAACCGTTGTTGAACAGTCGCTTCATACCGTGGTGCATACGCTCGCGGGTAAAGTCAAATACCGTGTTGGCGTTCGCCTGGTTGATAGAGGCCTGGGTAGCAGAGGTTGAGGCAGGCATCTCTTCTCCTGTTCCTGCGGCGGTTACCCCGACAAGCTGGCGCATGAGTTCGTAAATCTTGCTCTCAAGAATATCGAAGTCCTGGAGCTTGGTGTCCATCGGCAGGTTGTTAATTGACTCTCCTGGCGCAAGCGACACCACCCCACCTTCGAGAAGGTTGGCGATGTTTTCTTGAAGGAGCTCGCTGAGTCCAGACGTTCCTGCGATTGCGTTGTGAACGTGTACGCCCATTTGGGCCTTCATCATTCCCTTTACCTGAGAGTTGAAAACGGTGTTGTAGACAATCTGTACGTCGGCAAGAAGCTCTCCGATACCCATTGCCTGCATGCGTCCAAAAATCTTGAACAGGTCAAACTGCTCGTAGGGGAACATATCCTCGAAGTCTCCCAGCTCTTTACGCATACGGGTAGACATTCTCTTTTTCTTGTAGGGGGTTACAAAGCGGTCAAGCTCGATGTACGGCACCCACTCGGTTGGGTTTTCGTACTGGCCCTGGTCTGTTATGGTGTTGTCAAGATACTTGATACAAACCTTTCTGGCCCTATCTTCACGTACTTCCCAGGTCCAGAACTCCAGAACTTTGAACTGGGACTGGCCTGCCTTCTGGAGTGCCTTGAAGTTTGCCACAACTGCGTTCCACGCGGATACAGACATCTTGTCTTTGTAAGAAAGTATTCGGTCGAAGGTGTAGGTGGTGTACTCCAGATGGCGACGTTCTTGAGGGTTTTGGATGTTGTTTTCGGTGATGTAGTTCCTGAGGTCAACCGTTCCGACCTGGCCGTCAAAACGTTTGACGATAGAGGTACCAAACCAGCACATCTCGCCCATTATGGTGTCGATGGTTTCGCCGAACATTTCCCGTGAAAGGTGAGAAGAAAAAGCCATCTTCAGAAGGGCCACCAAACGAACCCGAACCCCGTTCAAAGAGCGGATATTCAGGTTTTTTAGGTCGAGGTCAGAGCCCTGGACAAGGGTTCGATACACGACCCAGGCTTTGCGGTAGTAGGCACGGATAAAGCCTGTCGGCTCTTCCTTACCGTTTTGGAACATACCGTTAAAAATACGATACGACTCTGCGTTCACGTCCCGCATATTGTAAGAAACCTCGTTGGTTATATCAACCCGTCCTTGATAGTTGTCGGCGATAAACTGCTCTACCTCTTTGCAGCTGGGAGCTTCTTCAGAAAGCTCCTCTACGGGCTCTTCGTCTTGGGGGTACAAAACCGTCTTGAGCGGTTCTTCTTTATCTGCTTCGGCATAGCGGGCAAACATTTCTTTTTTGTCCGATTTCTCTAACCGCTTTGAAAGCCTGGTTTTTGGCATAACTTAAACTAGAAGTAATTATTGCGCTTGAGATTATATTTTTGAGTGTACGAAGGCCGCTTGTAAGAAATGAATTCAACGAGTGAGAGCTGGTGGGCTAACGCGTCTACGAGGTCGTCGTGAAGACCGCGTGGGAAGCTTTGCATCTCCTCTAATAATTCTACCATATCTTCTTTGAAAAAGATAGTGCCTGTTTCAAACCTCGGAAGCAAACCTTCGATACGCTTGGATTTGTTTATCCCGCCGTCCTTGAGTTCTTCCACCAAAAAGAACGTATTCTGTTTTCGCATCTCGTCGTTGAGCGCAACCTTTAGGGTAAACTCGTAGGCCTTTTGCTCAATACCGAGCTTCATCGGCTTCCAGTAATCACGGGTTTCAAATATGTCTTTTATCAGGTCGGCTTCCACGACCTTGAGCCGCTGAGCGACCCGAACATACCAGTTGTTTTGGTTGTCCACAGAAACAACCACCTTCCCAGTGAAGTCGGCGGTCTTGTTCAACGAATAGGCACGGTCGTAGGTAACAAACGTGACCAGCTGCTTGTCCTTGAGCATTTCTTCTGTGTAGAACTTGAACTTCTCGTTCTTGAACTTACGGTCTTCTGCAGAAATTGGTTCGTTTTGGTACTCTTGATAGAACAGAGAACCCTGGCCTTTTCGGGCGTAGCCTTCCTGTATTTCCCTCAACGATTCCAAAGAAAGGTGCTCGGGCCAAAGCGCCCCCCAGGGGTTTATGGCCTTGTAGGTCATACGGGTAAACTCGGAGTATCCGTCTTTGTTAAGGATGTTGAACAAAAGACTATCGAAGTGAAGAATGGTGCCGATGATAATAAAGCGGCCCTCGGGCTCCATTGTGGGGATGAGCGCCCCGTTTACCCACCGTGAAAGCTTGTCTCGGCGGTCAAAGTTCTCTACCAGCTCGTCGTTCTCAAGGTCGTCAACAATGATAAGGTCTGGACGGTACTGGTTAAACTTCGCACCACGAACCTTGTTTCCTGCACCGACCGCCCGAACCATACAGGCCCCGTCTCCAGAACCGATAATAATCTCGCCTTCGGACCAAGAGTCTGAAACCAGGTTCCCGTAAAAAGCGATAAGTTTTTCGTTGCTTTCGAGCTCGGCCTTTACGGTTTCGAGGAACATAGCGGCCTGACCGTAGGTGTCCGATACCAACAGAACAAAATGCTTACGGCGATGAACCACCTCCCAAAGAAGATACACCAAGTCGGTTATGGTAGATTTGGCGTGGCCACGCGGGGCACCAAGAGCGATACGCTTTGAAGGTCCTTGATAGAAAGAAAATATGTCCCGATGAAAGTTCGGGGTTGCGAGCTTGAAGTGATGGGGAAAAAAGAACTTCCCGAACTCCTCGATGTCTTCCGAAAAAATCTTTCGTAAAACCAACATCCTTTGTTCGTTTTCTTTACGGGTCTCTCGGGCCTTATCCCTTTCTTCTTTGAGCGCTAAATACGCCGAAACCCATTGTTTACAACGCAAAAATTCTTCCCCTGAAAGAGGTTCGTCTACTACAGACCGTGCAGGCACAGCCCTTGTAGCGTACTGTCTTGCGATATCGCATTTTACCTTAACGTTATAGTCTGGTAAAAAAATGAAGGCGGGCGCGCGCGTGAGCCCG